CCTGAACTGTCGACTGTACCCGAAGAACCTTGGGCCACTGTTCCTAACAGTCTACGAAAAGATTGTGACGGAGCGCCTTGCTGCCAAGGCAGCGGGCGATAAAGTGAAAGCTGAGTCCTTGAAGATTTGCGTGAACGGTTCCTTTGGCAAGCTGGGCTCGCCTTACTCCACGCTATATGCGCCCGAATTGATGGTCCAGGTGACGGTAACTGGTCAATTATCATTATTGATGTTAATTGACCAGTTGGAGTCCAACGGCATCCCTGTAGTGAGTGGTAATACCGACGGCGTGGTCGTCAAATGCCCTGTGGCTAAGGAAGAGCAGATGGAGGCAATACGAACCCAGTGGCAGTTGACCACTGGGTTCGTATTGGAACAAACATTCTACGCTGGCATCTATTCACGTGACGTCAATAATTACATCGCTATTAAATATGATGGAACAGTAAAGGCGAAAGGATGCTATTCTGGCACCACCATGTCCAAGAACCCGCAGAATGAGATATGCAACATCGCAGTCGCTGAATATCTAAAGTGCGGCAGGCCGTTCCGCGAAACAATTATGGCATGCAGAGATATCACAAAGTTCGTCTCCGTCCGCAACGTCAAAGGCGGAGCGATCAAAGATAAAGAGTATCTAGGCAAGGTGGTTCGTTGGTACTATGCCACAGGCGCCAAAGGGACAATTGACTATAAGACCAACGGTAATTCAGTCCCGAAGACAAACGGAGCGAAGCCGCTGATGGTTTTACCTGATATGCTGCCAATGGACGTTGATTATGAGTGGTATATTCGCGAGTGCAAGGAGATGCTCTAGATGAAGGAGGCGAGGCTGTGGGAGACGGTCAAGCGGAATTGGGGACCTTACGCCAAACTGATGCGAGTGGAGAATACTTGCTTGCCGGGGACACCAGATTTGTATGTGGCGCTCCAGGGTCGGTCAGCCTGGGTGGAACTGAAACTCATAAAAGGCTTCCCCAAGCGAGTAGGGAGTCCGGTGACCATTGAACATTTTACCAATGAGCAGAAGCTGTGGCTGTTTACCTTTGGCAACGCTGGAATTTGCTGCTGGGTGCTAGTTCAGGTTATTGATGAGGGGTATTTTCTGTTTGACTTTCGTCAAGCTCAGGAGATGTGCGGGTGGACTCGTTCTGAGTGGATGGAGCGGGCTCACGTCATTCCAAGAACCCATCCCCCAACGGCGTGGGTGGAGACGCTGCGGAAAGTGTTGATGCCTCCTTTATGACTGGCGCAGAATTCATTGCAGAGGAAAGAAGGATGAAACACGTAACGGTTAAGATTCGGCTGAGGTTGATTGACCAGATGAATCGCGAATGTGTGGAGACGGGTTATAGTCGAGAAGAAATAATCGATATTGCTCTGGAGAAGCTGCTGGCGGCGGGCTGTCCGAAGAACCCTTATCAAACAGCGAAGACTCGTCTTCGGCGTGCTTTACGTGATTGGCGGGCGCTGTGGTCGTTCGAGGATCTGGCAAGGAGCGTTGGTTCTGACTTGTCGACATTGTATAAGATACTCAGGATTATTGACGGGAAGGAAGAGGATCCAACAATAGGCACTAGGTTGAATTCCACCACCAAGGATTTAATGGAACTGGTGTATTGGCTGTTGGATGAGGAGCAGTGAGGCAAAATATTAGTAATAGAAAAAGTAATCACTCTTTTTATATTTTTTTTGTGGAAAACTGGTAGCTAATATTGGTAATATTGGTAATATGTTTCAATGATATTATATAGTTATTGGATATTTGGTAAATAGCATGCACATATTTTACAATGATATTAAGCATTTAGGTTGTTTTTGGTTGTTTTTTGTGTGTTTTACTCACAAATCAATGATATTAACTGTTTAGTAACAGCCCCGGCGGTTTTTTCCACTCAAAATATGTAAAAAGAGTGGTTTTTTGGCTGTTATATAATAGTTTGGGGGGTGATTGGCGCCTGTGATCCCCCGAGTCAAGCAGCAAAAACCACTGCTGACCAGCTAAAATCTTAAGATTTTCCCCTCAAAAGGCGTCTAAAAATTTTAATAAACCGGTTTTTCAGCGGAAAAAAATATTATCAACCGGTTTTAGCTAATATATAGATTTCGCTAATAAAAACCACTTCCTCCGGCTTTTCGGTATGTTAGCAGTTTGTTAAAGAAATCTATATATTACCAAAAAAGTCTTGCGGATATACTCCAATGATATCACATAGATATGGTTTTTGATATGTTAGCATGCACAAATTATTACGGCTTTTCGGTATGTTAGCGAATCCCCAAAAGTAACTGTCACACCTAAAAAATAATTCTAGAGTTTTGGGCTGAACTGTTATATAATGTTCTTCATGGACACTCCTCCTAAGAAAATTGTTCCGACTGATGAACCGCCTCCCCAAAAGGCTGGCCGCCCCAAAGGTGCTCTAAACAAGAGTACGCACGAGCTCCGTGAAGCTGTTTCTGTTCATTGCCTAGGCTTCGACCCAGTCGTGGCGATGGCGAAAGTCGCCATGAATGGCCTCATGGCCTGGACCGATCCTGTCACCAAAAAAGTCACCATGCGGCAGGTGAGTGAAGCCCACCGCATCAAATGTCTTCAGTCTGTCGCTGAGTATCTCCACCGCAAATTAACTGCTGTCCAATTTGATCCAAACCTTGAAGAAGGTGACGATAACATGCTACCGGTCAAAATCGAAATGGCAATCGTTGATTGCCGCAAGGAGACAAGAGATGCCAATAACACGTGATAGGTTGGGGCGGTTTGCGCCAGGTAGCCATGCTGGTGCTGAAAAGGCGTATGAATCTACCTGGAAGAAATTGAAAGGCAAAAAGAAATCTTCCCTCAAACAGTCCACACTGGATAAACTGGTTATAACAACGATGAGGCGAGCCAACACTAAAAACCAAAATGATCCTGAAATGGCAGCAGCCTCCTTGAAGACACGAAAAGCAATCATTGAGAAATACCGCCACAAAAAATAGGAGCCAACCATGCCAAAGAAGAAATTCGGTAAGTGAGCATTCTCCGCCCCACATTGAACGTCCCCCAGGCCCAATTCCTGGCCATGCCCCATAAGTTCAAAGCGTTCGTCGCTGGATATGGGTGCTTACGTGAGAGCTCTTTGGTAATTACGGAACAAGGTCCCATCCCCATCGCTGATATAGATGGTTCAAAGCTTCTTTTATCGTGGTCGGAGAAGAATAATCAACTTGAGCTCGCTCCAAGTACTGCGTCGTACCCAAAAGGTAAGGAGAATCTTTACCGAGTAATAACCACGCAAGGAGAATTTGTCGCAAGCGGAGCTCACCGAGTTTACAACGCTCAGAATGGATATCAATCCGTTGAAAGTTTGGTCGCAGGTGAGGGACTATGCTCATTTTCTGAAAACCCTTTTCTGACCACACCGGAACTCGCCCCGCGATTGTTTTCTTTAGATGAGCAGCATTACCTTCAAAAACTCGTAAATTATCTATGTGATTGTGTAGTACGCACTCGTCAATGTGGTCAACGACTTCAGACTTTTTTAGATAGCGCCCAAGATGGGTTTCCATCACTAGCCGGTGCTCAAGGATTGATCCATCCCTCCTGGCAGTTTGATGACCTTCTGGGGCGCGAACAAGAACATAACCGTCGTCATCAATTCGGCGGCCACATTTATAGGCGGGATTCAAGTCTCCACGCCCAGCACCCCTTTTCAAACGAGGTAGATTATACTTTTTCATCAAACCTTGGACATAATCAGCAGTACAACCATTTCCAATTATCTGTGCAATCTCAGCTGATTTCCGTTTTCCGTCACATAGTTTCGAGATTTCATCTAGGTTCCATCGGTGCTGACCTTTTACGCCCATTTAGTGCCTCCGGTAATAGTTACTCCTCAACCAAAACCATTTTAGCACTAGAAAGATTAAAAAACAAGGAATACTATTGGGATTTAAGTGTTCTTAATAATAATTGCTACCTAACCACTGATGGTTCTCTACATCATAACAGTGGAAAAACCTGGGTGGGCTGTTCAGACCTTGCCAAGCACTTTTGGGAGCACCCGGGCGTCAATGCTGGGTACTTCGCACCAACCTATCCTCAAATCAGAGACATTTTCTACCCCACTATTGAAGAAGCCTTGGAGCCCTGGGGGTTGTCGGTAAAGATCCGCGAGTCCAACAAAGAAGTCGACGTCTACCGCAAGCGGGCCTACCGCGGAACTGTAATGTGTCGCAGCATGGACCGCCCTGAGTCCATCATCGGATTCAAGATTGGCCACGCCTTGGTGGATGAGATTGACGTTATGAACGTCCCTAAGGCGACGACCTCCTGGCGTAAGATAATCGCCCGTCTACGGCACGTCGAGGAGGATTGGGACGAGTCCCTGGGCATTGACCAGCTACAGAACGGCATCAACGTCACGACCACGCCTGAGGGCTTCAAATTCGTATACAACCAGTTCAAGAAGCAGGTCCAGACCAAACCAGAGCTGGGCTTGACATATGGCCTGGTCCAGGCCAGCACTTACGACAACGAAGCCAACCTACCTGATGACTATATCCCAAGTCTCCTGGAGTCCTATCCTCTCCAGCTGATAGAGGCATACATCAATGGCCAGTTTGTCAATCTGAAGACAGGGAGCATATACAGTGCCTACGACAGGGTTAAGAACAGGACAGATGAAGTCATCCGCGAAGCCGACAAGACGCTCTATGTGGGGATGGATTTCAATGTTGGCTCAATGGCCGCTGTGGTTCATGTGCTTCGTTCCACTCATCCTCACGCAGTTGATGAAATCTCTAAGGGGTACGACACGCCGGACATGATACGGCAGTTGAAGGAGCGGTATTGGAAATATGACGACAAGCAGGGGCGCTATGTGGCGACCAGGCAGATCATCGTCTACCCTGACTCCAGTGGCGACAGTCGCAAGTCCGTCAACGCCAGTGAAACCGACATCGCCTTAATTAAAGCAGCTGGTTTCCGAGTCCGAGCCCCAAATACCAACCCACCGGTGAAAAACCGGATCAACTCCATGAACGCCATGTTTTGCAACGCCGCTGGGGAGCGAAGGTACTATGTCAATCCTGAGAAGTGCCCCACCTATGCAGAAAGCCTGGAGCAGCAGGCATGGCTGGAAAATGGCGAGCCTGATAAGACGACAGGCTTTGATCACCACAATGACGCCGGAGGCTATTACATCTGGCAAGACTTCCCCATCCGCCGGAGGATGACTGCCAATACTGAAGTGGAACTGTAAAGGAGAAACGCCATGTTAGCAGAACCCAAGTGCTTTACCAGACAGTGCAAACATTTCGAAGGGGTCAAGAACTTTGCCAAAGCAGTGGAGGGCGACGAGCGCCCCGTGTGCAAGGCCTTCCTGGGCGGTATTCCTTCCAAGATCGCCTATGGGCCTATTCTCCACACCAAGCCCTACGAAGGCGACCACGGCATCCAGTTCGAGAAGGCTTAAGCCATGGCTATCAATTTTATCTGTCCCTATGCCCACGACCACAAACTTTGCCACCAGGCTCAACAGATGGGGGAGGCTTGGCATCTGTTCCACTGCCCCTTGCGACAGAAGAGGGCCAATATGGCTGACCAGATACCAACTACTGTTGAATTATTCCTGAGTATTCACAAGAGACTGGAGCAAATTACCAACAGTCTCACGGAACTGCACGCGGCAGTGAATAGCGTTATAAAAAAGGAGAAACAGATGACTACCGAAATGTTGGCCCTCAAAGAGAAAGTCGCCCAGAACACCAACCTCGTCGATTCCGCCATTACGCTCATCAATGGCATCTCGACCCAACTGGAAGCCATCAAAGGCGACCCGGCGGCGATTACTGAGT